ATTGATGAAATGAAGCCAACGCCAAAGGGATTCGACAAACTACCAAACGGTTCTTGGTTCGTGAGTTACAAGGTCGATAATGATGACGTTTGGTCGCAAGTAAAGGACGGCACTTTTAAAGGGTTCAGCGTTGAAGGTGTATTCTCGGAGTCTCGCCAAATGGACGTAGACAAAATGATAATTGAGGAAGTGGAGAAAGCACTACGTTCATGAATCCTGAGCGTTCACGAAACGTGAACAAGTGAACGCCAACTAATCTAAGGCACATTAAAACGATGCCTTAGACGGACGTTAGCACACATACGGCTCATTTATTTCTTCATCAAATTCAATTTCTATTCCGTCTGCTAACACTTTATTATCGTCAATCTTTTTGCACTCTTTGCATTTTATGTTAGCGTAACCTGTGTATTCCCATCCATTTTGGCTTATCTCTACACGCCAAGTACGTGTGCTAACACCGGCTATAAAATCATTGCCGTAATTGTGCTTATTCATAGCTTTGTAATCTCTATAGTCCATTGTTTCTAATTTGAAAGTTATAGCGTATTTATCGGCAACGCTTCATAGCCGTAATCCGTTGGCTAAGTTACAAATAAATCCAAGTGGCACACCTTCGAGGAATTGCTATTTACTAAAAAAACACGCATGAACATTTCAGAACTTGTCGGGTCAAAGTTGCCCGAAATCAAGAAACTACTTTTCAGCGAAACCGAAGAGAAATTCGAGGACGCTAAACTTGTTGACGGAACGATAGTACGTTACGAAGTTTTAGAAATTGGCGCGGCTTTGTCAGTAGTTGGAGAGGATGGCGAAGTAGTACCAGCACCTGATGGCGAACACGAACTTGAGAGCGGAGATATCGTAAGAACTGAAGGAGGTTTGATTGTTGAGATTATGTCACCTGAACCAGTCGAGGAAGAAGCTGGAGAAGAAAAAGAGGAAGAAATGGCTGTGGAAGAAATTGAGGAGAAATTTGATTCCGAAGGGTTCAAAGCTGACATCCTTTCTGCTGTTTCAGAATTGATTGAAAGCAAAATAGCAGAGGCACAATTCGCCAAGACTGAAAAAGTAAGCGACATCGAGAAAGCGGTTGGTCTGATTACAGACATCGTTGAGAAGATGGCAGCTACTCCAAAGGAAGAGCCATCTAAAAAGGTGGCTAACCCATTCAACAAAGGCATCGACTACAACGAGATGGTTGAGAAGATGCGAGCAATCACAAAGAAATAAACCTATAAACACTATACAAAATGGCATTTGATGTATCGGGCTTAACAGCCTACATTGAGGAGCAGAACTTTCCTCTAATCACTAAAGCGGTAACTGGCGGGCGTACTGCATCTCTTATGGAGAAGCAAGTAGGCGTTAAAGGCAAGACCAAAATCAACCTAATGGATGTTGACGTAAACTTCCAAGATGGTAGCGGTTGCGCTTTCAACGCTGATGGCGATGTAACTTTTACTCAGAGAGAAATCGACCCAGCTAAATTGAAACTGAACATGGAGTTCTGTCCAAAGACTTTGGAAGGTTACTACCTACGTTCACAGCTTCCAAGCGGTGCGCACTACGAGTCTATTCCTTTCGAGGAGCAGTTCGGTGCTTACTTGGTTGAGAAAATCCAATCTGAGTTGGAAGTAATGATTTGGCAATCAGATAGCACTTTGGTGTCAGGTAACCTTCAGTTCTTCGATGGTCTTATTGACGTAATCGGTGCTGGTTCTTACATCGATGCAAACACAACTGCGTTCGGTTCGGGAACTCCACTTGCTACGGCATTGACTGCAAACAACATGGTTGAGGCGGTGCAAAGAGTTTACGAAGCTGCTGCTGCTGCAATCGTTGACAAGGCGGATGCTAAGATATTCGTTGGATATGATGCTTTCCGAGCGTTGGCACTTGGTGTTCAGAACGGTCTTGGAATCGTTACTGCTGGCGGTCAACTTCAGAACGCTGAGAGTTCATTCGCTGACCTTACTATGGTTCTTCCGGGTACTAACATCGAAGTAATAGCGGTTAACGGTCTAACTGGAACTAACGATGTTTACTGCATGAGAACAAGCAATATGTTCTTGGGTGTTGACCTTGAGGAGGATGCTTCAAGAATCGAGGCTTGGTACTCAAAAGACGACAGAAAGTATAAGGTAGCTGTTGACTTGACTTTAGGTGTTCAAGTTGCATGGCATATACTGGATGCGCACTAACTACGGGTTTCGACCTTGATTGCCGCGATGCCGTAGGCGGAGTGAAGAGCGTTAGATTTGCGAACCTTGACGATTATCTTGCGTTAACACCTGTTGTATCTGCTGGGGCGGTTACTTCAATCACGGGAACGCCTACCTTTTACAATTATGAGCAACTAAAGGAAACTTCTTCTTTGACTGAGACCATCAACGGTAACTCTCAAAATGGAACGGTTTACTTCACGTCTGAGTTGGTTGTAGTGCTTTCAAAGTTGGATGTTGACAAGCGTAACGAAATCAAGGTTCTTGCACAGCAACGTTTGGTGGCTATCGTAGAAACTAACGATGGTTCTTACTGGGTTGTTGGTTGGCAGAATGGTCTTGAATTGAACGCTGGAACTTCGGCAACGGGTACGGCTTTCGCTGACCTTTCAGGGTACTCTTTGACGTTTAGCGGAATGGAAGCAGAGCAAATGCTTTCAATTGATGCCGCAGACGTAACTGCGATTACAAACTAATTCGTACCTTTACTCACTCTTTTTCATTGTTCTGTTGGATTAGCCCTCGCTCCATGCGGGGGCTTTTCTTTTTTGTGTTGCTATTTAAAGAAAAACACGCATGGCATCGACCGTAACACCAGCAACCGCAACGGTTCAAATAGTTGAAAGTCTAACACTCGGAGGGGTAGACAGAGGCGGTTCACACACTCGCACAATTGACAATGTAGCGGAAGCTGACCGAAGAGTAATGACCGTTGATTCGGCTAACGAGATTGACCTTATCGAACTGAACACGGCAAACGGACAGGGAAAGTTTGTTCGCTCATCTATCAAGTACATCCGCATAACTAATTTGGACAACACCAACTTTGTAAGAGTTCGGTTCAAAAAAAGCGGAGCAGAAACGGCAGACGTTAAGGTTGATGCTGGCGCCACCTTCATGCTATCAACTGGCTCAATGGATGCAGACACGGCTGCTGGAGCATTCAGCGCATTTGTGGACATCGACAACATCAGCGCACAAGCGGATACAGCAGATTGCGACATCGAATATGTAGTGTTTTCAGTTTGATCAACATCGAACGAAATACAGCTAACGATGTGGCGTTGACCCTGACTGAAAAGGGAACGGCTACTTATTACCTCTTTAAATTCCAGTCGGATAACACGGAGGCGGTGGAGTATTGTGTTGCCACAGATTCAAGTCTTTACCCTGAGAGGTTTAACACTGGATTGACTGAATTAGAATCGGGAATCGTTAAAGTAACGGGAACAACAACACCAGTAACCACCTACTCAGGCGGTAACTCAAACTATGTAGTATATGGCTCTTAAAATCTTAAACTTCGGAGCGCATAAAGTGCCGGCATTTAAAGAGGCAAGGGGCAAGGATTGGATTCTGTTTGGAGACGAAGGGGAATATAAAAACCGTTACCCTGAGTACCTTCTGAACCTTTACCGCAGAAGTGCCAAGCATCACGCCATTATCAACTCCAAGAAGGATTACGTAGTTGGTCAGGGTTGGGCTGTCGATTCTGAAGGGTTGGATACAATGGGACTTGCAAGGCTTCAGCAGTTCATCCAAGAGCCGAACCAATACGAGTCGTTAAATGACATCTTGGAGAAGGTCGCACTTGATTACGAGTTATATAACGGCTTCGCATTAGAAATCGTTTACAACCAACTGAACGACAAGATTGCGGCTATTTACCATGCAGACTTCGCAAGGTATCGCTCAAACGAGGATGGTACGAAATACTACTACTCGGAGGATTGGAAGAAACACAACCCAGTAGTTGAAGAAATAGACGCATTCAATTGGAAAGAGCCAAGCGGCAAACAACTTCTGTACGTCAAAGGATACTCACCTGACTGCAAGTATTACCCATTGCCGACCTATTTGGGATCAACGGGTTACATCGAGTTAGATGTAGAAATAGCCAACTTCCACCTTAACGCGGTTAAGAACAACTTTGTAGGCGGGACTATCGTATCCTTCTACAATGGCGAACCTACGCTTGAGGAGCAAGAGGAAATCGAACGTCAAATAAAGGAGAAGTTCACGGGAACGGACAATGCTAATTCTATCGTTCTGAACTTTGCCGATTCACGAGATAGGGGCGTTGATATTCTACAATTGAATGGTAACGACTTTGATAAGCGTTTCGATATTCTAAACAAGACAGTTCAAAGGGAAATCTATGCGGGTCATTCAGTAACCGACCCGGCACTATTTGGAATAAAGGAGGATGGAATCTTCACGAGCAGAAACCAATTGGTTGACAGCTTTGAGTTATTCCAAAACACCTACGTAAACAACCGACAGCAGTTTATCGAAAGGGTGTTCAACGACCTTGCCGCAGTTCAAGGGTTGTCGAATCGTCTGTTTATCCAAGATACCGAGCCGATTTCTATTCAGTTCAGCGAGAACACGGTTGTTAGTGTAATGACTCAGGAGGAGATCCGCGAGAAAATCGGATTGCCGAAACTTGAGCAACCACTCCAAGCGGCTAAGACATCAAAGAACGAAGACGACATTCTTGTCGAGTACTTCAAGAACTGCGGCTCGACTGATTACGAACCCGTAGGAAACGGTAAGGCGTTAAACTTTGAAAGTGAGACCTCCGCAAGGCTTCACGAAGAAGTTAACCGAAAATATTGGTTTTCTGAGATTGACCCACTTGACACGGCTATCCTGAACATCCTAAAAGAGAACCCAGCTACTCCATTCTTGGCGATTGCAGAGCAGTTGCAACTATCAATTGAAAGAGTAATGGCTGGACTTCAAAGACTGAACGAGGCGAACGCTATCAAAATAGCCATAGACGAGGTGCTTGATTCTACGCAAAGAGCGGTAGAAGTAACCAAAGAAGGCGA